ATATTGTCTTCGATAACATGTTTAATAGCAGCATAGTAATCACTATAGTTAGTGATGTAATTACTATCTAACTGTGCAAATGCAGTATTATACGATTTTTCAGTCAATACTCTGAGATCATACTTGTTATCTCTACGCGAATATGTTAATTCATGTATAGTAGCAGAACCATTGCTATCACTATCTACTTTAGTAGTGTATGGTAATGCAACAGGTGTAAGAGTAGTTGCATCAGTAGCATCATAACTGTTAAGTTTTTCAATTACATCACCAGCATCAAACTTACTGTCGCTAGTAAATGCAGTTTCTTTAGAATTGAAACCAATCCATAGTTTATTGCCATCACCGAAGTTGTAGTTGGTATCATTCAAGATTACTTGCAATCTACCGTCTTCCATTTCAACAACTTCTTTAATTGTGACACTGTACATTTCATCAGGATGTGAAACTGTTTCAGTTGATACGGCAATTTCTACAGTTAAAGCAGAATTGAATTTTGCTGCACTCATCTTTGTGCTAGTTTCTGTGTTCAATTCTTGTGCATTGCTGATAATTGGAACAACTATAACGTTGTTTCTATAACCGTCAGTTCCAGTAATGTATGGCTTTGTACTGTCAGATGTAGCAACTAACTGAACATCATCAAATCTGAAATAGTTCGAAGTATCACGTGTCAAACTAGATGGCGTAATATCAACGTTCACAGATTTTGTTGATACATTGTCGTAAATCAACTTGACAATGTCACTCTTATAAATCTTATTGTTGAACTTCTGTCTATCAACAAGCCACTTATAAATCTTGCTTTCAATATCTTTCTTGTAATTAGCAACGTTCGTAGTTCTATCAAGTTCTACTGTACCAACCAAGTCGAAATATTGCACGATTGGTGGAATACTGATAGGTATTACACCGAATTGAAGTTTTTCTTCAATATCGTCGTATATTTCACTTGTGTTTGTGTAGAATGGTGTATCTGTGGAACGTTGATTAGTAGTAATGTTTTTTAACTCTGTAGTGCTACTGCAACATTTTGCTAAGTCACCAATATGTTCAAGCATGTCAGTTGTGTTATTATACAAAGTAGTCATACCAACTTGATCTGAAGCATCATCGGTATATAACATTTTCACTTTGTATTGATTATTGCCCAAACTTTCATACAAATCACCAATCACTGTATAGAACACAACATCTTTTGTGTTGTTTAAAGAACTATTGAACTTGTTCTGCAACTGCTCATCTTTGCATGGATTTGTTTTGCGATCTAGCGATCTTGTATGCCATGCAACTGCGCTCTTGGCGTGAATTGGAGTAGACATTGAACTGAAATAGCCATTAAAGTCTTTTGTATTGACCAATTGACCTCTTGAAGCAAAGTATACTGCTGCACTATTCTTCATTCTTAGTGCTGATTCAAAATCATCACCATTAGAAATGTTTGTTGTTAAGATGAATGTAATATTGTCAGTAATATCGTACAACTTACCAGGACTGTGAGCCATGATTCTGCTAGAATTTGTAAGAACTGAACCAATTACATCTGGAGTGTTTGCGGAATAACCATCAGTAACCACATACTGAACGTACAAAATTTCATCTTCATCGTTGAAGCCGTTATTTACGATAGCACCATCACCAAATGAAATTCTAACAGTTTTGTCTTGATTGCTTTCAATTCTACAAACGTTCAATTTCTTTGTACTATCAACTTCTTTGTTTGCTGCTTTTACTTTCGAATTACAGTAAATGTTTTCGATTTCAATATCACAAATCTTTTCTTCGCTGAATGCATCAGTTTTGTTCAAACCGATACCGACTTTGCACCAACCATCAAGTGGCTTATATGTGTCGCCATCAAGTGCAAATGGATCGCGAATACCGTAATAGTTGCTGAACTTAATATCATCAATATCGTAATATTGATATGCTTCTGTTAAGTGTTCAGCATTAGCAACAGCATAGATTTCTGCTGTTTTAATTTCACATTGAATAATTTTGATCAGACTTAGCTGAGTTGCGTTACTTGCTAATGGAATCCAGCCCTTCTTCTTGTCAGCATCATTTGGTGTAGAATATTGAATAGTCTTAACCCAGTTTGGATTGTCGACACCGTTAGCAATATCATCTGCTGTTAATGTGTAAGAATAGCAGTGATCAAGTCTGTAAGGCTTATTGTTGAACTTTAACTGTAATTGTTCATTATTGAACCAAATTTCATCACCTTCAGCGGCGGTTCTTGGAAGAGGACCTTTAAGCTGAATAGCAATATTTGCAGTGGCTGGAATAGCACGTTTTGGATTGTAGCCCAAATTCTTTGCAAGTTTAATTACGCTTGAATCAAGCTTTGCAGAATCAAGGAACATTTCTTCAGCAGTTCTACCAAGATAGAAATGCAGCATGTCGAATGTACCAGCCATCATTTCCATGTACATTTGGTAAATGGCGGCAGCGCTCATATCCTTAAAGCGAGGATCTGAAATGATTCTGTTTCTGAACTGCTCTAGAAGCTGTTCGTGTGTTACTTTTGAATAGTCTAAGTTCATACGCTAATACTTTTTGTTTTTATATTTATGACAGTGTTCATAAGCAAAACTGCAGCTTGCAAGAGCAAAAATCTTATTTATAATATATCTTGTCAGGAATGAATGATTCTGTATGCTTAATCTGGATAAATACTACGTAGAGAGCAAAATTACTGCAAAAGAAAAGCTGACAAATGAATGTCAGCTTTAAATTTAGCAAGTAATTTCTAATTAGAAGTATACGTCTTCTTCGTTTTCTTCGTCTTCCATATCTGCGGGAAGCATTGCAATAGCAGAATCTTCTTCAGGTTCAAAATGTTCCATATCAGAAGGATCGTCTTCTGCCCAGGATGCTAGCATTGCGTCAGATGGATAGTCAAGTGCTGTAATTTCATCACCTTCAAGATCATCTTCTGGAACGTCGTTCTGAATCCAAGGGAAACGAGGAGCATACTTGTTAGCATAGCTCTGTGGGTCATCGCCCCAGAAATCTTCAAGTTCTTGTTCTTCAGCTTCACGTGCTTCAGCTTCGGCTTGATCTCTGTCACCCATGCGCTGTGTATCGCTTTCCGGTCCATAACCTTCTACGCCATCAATGTATCTCTTATCACGTGGATTCGTGATAGCGTGTCTGAATGTTTTTCCTTCTAAAATCGGTAAATCCATTGTTAACTCCTATTCATTATTTATGCTTTGAATATTTTAGATAACGTTGCGCAGTCTTTACAATCGAATTACTATCATCACCGATATATTCAGCTTTTACAGAACCATTCGAGTTGTAAATAATTGTATTGTTGTTAGAGTCCATATAGACTGCAGTTCCATCATTGAACTTAATGATTTTGTAATTTTTGCCAGTCTTTTCTTTTGTGACTTTAATGTGACCAAAATTCTTTGGACAATTGTTCAACATGTGTGCAACTCTATGAGCATCAGTAGTAATGTGTTCATCACCACAATCACCAGTACGTTTTTCAACTCCGTTTTGGTCCATAGAAATGCTGCAAACACCGTTTACATTATCTACATGAGAATACGCATCACTTGGTGTAGTGTGTCCACCAGCGAAAGCAGCACCGGCTGCTAAAGCGCCGATGCCGAGCATTCTACCAAATCTTCCTTCATTTATTGCTTCACTTAATAGCATTGTTATCCTACGAAGAAGTAGCCGTTTGGTGATTCTTTGTCGATTCTCTGCAAGCACCAATCATAGTCTTTATCATAGTTAGAATACAATTGTGATGCATTCAAAGTACCACCACCAGCAAGTGTTAAGTTATATTTGCTTAAAGCGTTAGCCCAAACACGTCCAGCCATAGCAACAACCAATTTTCTGTAAATCGGATTGTTGAAGATTTTGGAAGCGTTCTGACGTCTGTAAACCCACATTAAACCAATCACATCGTGTTTTGGAGTAGGCCATACAGAAAGTTCATGTTCAAGATTGTTATAGCGAACTTGGAAAGCTGGACCGAAGTCATTTTTCAATTCTTTCAACCAGCAAAGAGTAGCATTCCAAGAGCCAAGAACATCACCGAAAGAACTATTGTTGCCCCAACATGAACCAGCAAATTGCCATCCATTAAGGCTGTTCATTTCGTTATAAAGTAAGTTGTGAGAGACTGTGAATAAGTCGTTAATTCCTGATGCTAACCACGATGTCAATTCAAACGTAACGACTTGTTCTAGTTCTTGACAAATCTTATAGTGTGTAATGCCTTTCTTCAATTCCATCATCAAGTAGTCTTTGTAAGAACCAACGTCCATGTAATAACGCTGCACATAACGAACTGCATCAAGAATACAGTTGTTAAGTTGTTCTTCAGACAATTCCACACAAATTACAGGAGATCCAAGCTGTTGCAAGATGTAAGTACGCATCTGCGCAATATTGTCAATATCGCCCATGTGAGCGTATGGATCTTTTGGATTTTTGTATGGTAGTGGAGGAGGTGCCGGATGTCTATGCGGAGGCATCAAGTGATGCACCGGTGGAGTTGGCACTGGTGGAATAGGCGCTGGACGTCCATTTGGGAATGGAATGTCACCTGGCGCTATAGGAGGGAATGGCGGAGGATTGGGTGGTAAATAACCCAATTCTCTGAAGTGTTCGCCTATATCATCGTGTTGTCCGAACACATCCTCTACGTTTTGTACATTTGAATTTTCGTCTGCCATACTTTATTTATCAGTTTCTACAGGTTGCGTATTTTCACAGCAACAACCTTTCTTTTTATAGTCCTTACGAATTGGAAGTTTCTTAGACTTTTTCTTCATTTCAGATAATAGCATAATGTTCTCCTACTCTTGTTCGTCAATGTTCAAATAGTACTTATAAGCTTTTAAGCACTTTGAGACGTATGGAATTGTTTCTTCAAAGAAATGTTTAATTGTCTTTTCAGAACAATCATTGTTTCTCATCCAATTGATAATTTTGTCTTTTGACATGCCTTGACGATACATTCTATATGGAGATGCACCACCATTTACACCCCCATTGTATTCAGCGAATATCATTTCGATATTGTTGTGCATGTGTTTAGAGAAATAGTTAATTATGTCAGCAGCGGCATGAATTGCAGCTTTTGGATCAGTTTTAATCTTCTCCATATTGTGATGCTTGTCAATTCTACCACGATCTTGCAAACTATTGAATGTTGAAGTAGTAATTTGTGCAATACTACGAACACCTGTATGAGATACTGCATCTTGATTAAAGCCAGTTTCTGTAGAAAGAACAGCTAACAAAATGTTTATGTCGATGTCATAATGATGAGCAGATTCTATCGCATACTTAGCAAGCTTTTCAACGTTGTTTCTGCCATATTTTGTCAAAATAGAATCTGGAGTAGCTAGAATCTTTTCAACAGTATTTGCGATATCAGTGCTATCAGGTGCAGGTCTTTCTAAGAACTTATCAGGTTCTTGTGATAATTTATAATTGTAGTTATCTGCGTCAATGTCATGATTATAACGTTGCTGGAACATTGTTGGTGTCTTTGCTCCATAACGTGTATCAAAACCATGAATTGGTCTCATGTCAGTGTTTGCATTAGCAACACCAGCTGCTAAACCAAGAGCAGCCAGTGAATTGCCAAATTTGCTTTCATTTAATTCAGATAGTAGCATTATAGTCTGCTTAAGAATTCTTTGAATGCATCAACGATTGCTTTAGAACCTTCTTTATCAACAGTCTTGTTGAACTTTTCTGCTGCTTTGCTAATGTCTTCTTTCTTTTCAATCAAAAGACCAGACTTTTCATCAAGAACCCACTTAACAGTATTCTGAATAGATTCGTAAATTGCGTCAGAATAAGCAACCTGTGCAGATGGCATATAAACAGCGTCAATAGTCAAAAGACTAAAGTCTTCGCAAACAACGTTGTCCTTGCCAAGGTTTCCAGTACCTCTTGAAGATACGCCCATTCTTACACCATCATTGAGCAATGATTCGAGAATCTTACCACAAGGTGTAGAAAGAACCTTTGCTTTACCCATGCCAAGGTTTCCATCCATGTGCAAATCAGTAATCAAGATTGCTGCTCTATCTGGGTTAATTTCACCAGAATCTGGGTGAGAAAGTTCACCAACAGCTTCACGAGATTCGATCAAGCTCTGGAACTTACCAACTTCACGTTCAATAATGTGTTGTGGATAAACACGGCCGTTTCTGTTACGAGTAACAGCCTGAAGGAATGGACCAGTAATATACATGTGTTGTGTATTACCAACACTTTCAGTGATTGTTTTCTGTTCAGAAATACAATCTTCATTTAAAAGTTTTAATGGTTCTGTAGTCATTTCGTATTCCTCTTATTAAAATATTTATAAATGTGTGTATTGATACAGATATGTTACGAAACAAATTTATTCGTAGTAAAATTAAATTTGACTGTTTCATTATTAGTCAATATTACAGTCCAAATATCATCATCTGTCGTTTTATCGTATATTTTGCAATCTACACAGCGTATTGTTGTTAAATATTTATCTTTAACAAACAATTGTTGTTCATCTTCATTAATTGATAAAATAAGACACTCACCGCGTTTCCAAATACCAGAGCCAGATACTAATTGTTTGGTTAACGTATTATACGCGTAATAACGAATACACACGTAATCATCATTACGCTTATCTATGCAATACACACGACACGCATTCCAATTACCTACAGACAATTCATATTGACATGATAATTTAATTGGCATAGTGCTATTTAAATTGACATCTGCTGCTAATTTTTTACATGCATTTTTAATTGATTCAGGTGTTTGTGATAGAACGTCACAAAATTGTTGTTCATAATTTTTTAAATACGCTATGCATTTATCTTTTGTAAGTCCATTATGAGCTAAATCATCAATATAATAATCAAGTAATTTAACATTTTTTAAATGCTTAAGATTGTTTACGTTGAGTTCATATTCTTCTATACCACCGTGTCTACCATCAAGATATGCTGTAAACGCCCAGTTAATATCGTTGTTATCTACTTCAGCAGAAAACAATACATAATTTGTACGATTTCGTTTCTGATCTAAAGTTGCAAAATATTCAGCAATCTTTTTTGAAACACTAAATGAAGTAAATTCTTTTGTCGTATTATCGACATATTGCAAAATTCGTGCAGGATTGTACACTGCGTATGGATCTGATTTGACTAACTTATCAATCGATTCAGGTATGTCTATGCCTCTATAAACAGTAATCGTACCTTTAGACATGTATTGTTTTAGAAAATTCCAAATTTCATTTATAGACACACGTATATTTTCATTATTTTTTAAAAATGTGTCTATATTTTGACGCGATGACGTGATAGCATCTATGTTTTCAGAATCAATTCGTTTTGTATCTGCCATACCTGTAAGAGCAGCTGCTGCTATCGTATAATAATCTTTATGCTTAACGTCCAACCACAAAACACCTTCGTGGTCACTATATCGTTTATCATCTTGATATGTAATGTTATTAGCACGATTTTTACGCGCTTGCGTGTTCATATCTATATATCTGCCAAACTCATTTGTAATAAAGTATGGAAGATGCTTCATTTCTAATAGCAGTTCTTTAAATCTTTTCATAAAACCTTCAAAATAGTTTATAGGCTTAAAACCTCTGCAAGTTGCTTTAATTCATCATAATCTTTGATTGCTTTGTGAATTAAAAACTGCGCATATTCTTTGCTCTGTTCTTCTTTTGACATATCATCAGCAGCGTAAATGATAAAGTTGTTAACACAGTATTCATACAACGCTGGTACAAAATCTTTAGCCATCTTTGGTGTAAAATACAAATTACCGAGATAGCCCCACATTTTGTCTTGCATATTATTGTATGCTATATTACGAACATTAACTTTAAACTTGTCAAAAACACCTTCGCCTTTATAATCTTCTACGCAATCTTCATTAATGGCGCATAAGATATTGCGTGAATTTTTTATGTGTCTATGTTCAAGTATTTCGTTAATACGATCAATTTCATCTTGATATTTTGGGTTGTCTGGATACTTAAATTTCGTATCGTTGTACATGTACAACATATCAGGATAGTGAGTAATTGGGCTAAAGTCCAATTTATAACCTTGCGCAGCACTGAACATGTCACGTAAAGTTAGTATTTCATCACTAGCTTCTTCGATCCACCAAGATTTCTTTTCAATAGTCTTTTTTACTTCACTTAATAGCATATTACAAATCGTTTAGGAAATCTAATTGGCCATTATTTTTCTTTGCACGTTCTGCAGCTTTTGCTTCAGGAGTTTGTGATGCTGCGAATTGTTGTCTAAATTGCTGTGCTCCTGCTGCTACTTTTGCATCTGCTTCAGCATTTCTTTTTGCTTCTCTTTCGGCTTTACTTTCGTATGAATACATTCCACGAGCATCATGCTTAATTACGCCTTTACCAATCCAGTAGCGAATTAACTGTCCACAGTGTTTGCGCAACAATTTAACAATGTAGTTTCTTTGTTTTTCTGTATAGAAATTGCGATTTTTGTAGAAATTGTACATGCTAGTAAGAACTTTAGCATCAGAAACACTAAATCCTGCATTATTGTGAATATGAACACTACCAGCTTTTTGTTCCGAATTAGTCTGGAACTTATAAAGAATTTTAATCAAATTGAATAATTCTGCTGAATTCATTGTAGGGAATGCAGCTTCAAATGTTTGTCTAATTTCACCAATAGATGATGCGATCGCTTCTGTTAATAGCATATAAAACTCCTATACTTTATTTATGCAATAAAAAATCCTATGACTTACGTCATAGGATTTAAAATTATTTAGTATTCAGAAACGATTACCAAACGCTTGTTTCAGTTGGGCTTGCGAACAAGCTCTTGAATTCAAGCAAGCGGTAGTAGTTTTCTGCACCGAGCATGTTATCAGCGAATGCATAACGGCTCATAACACCAATTCTTGGGCTGAAGTCGTTAGGATCGATAGCCTGATTTACAAGACCAGTGATGTAAGGACAGAAGATCACACCAGCATCGTTGTTTTCAGATCCCTTGAATGCCAAGAGAACCTGACCGTTGTCCAAGTTCATGTGTTCATCAACTGCATACTGGTCGCAGTATACCTTGATGCTGCTGTTCAATGTACCAACTTCAGGTGTTGCAGCGGAACCGTTAACGTTTGTAACGATCTTGTTGAAGAATGGTGCAGCAGATTGAAGAACGGTTGCCATATCTGGGCTAACAACTGCAATGTTAGCAGCAGAACGACGAGTTGCTGTTCTAATCTGGTTAGCATAACGCATAATCTGAGTTACGATACCAGAGAAACGTTCCTGAGACCAACGACCGATCCAGCCATCACCATGACCTTCAGTGTCAGTGCTCTTTGTGAAGACCTTCTTGATGCAAAGATTCTTACAGTGACCAATGGTTTCACGGTCAAGTTCTGCAGTCATTTCATACTGAAGCATCTTAACCATTTCGGTCATCATGTCAACGTTCTGCATTCTCTTGATATCTTCTGCAGATTCAATGCTGAACGATGCACTTAGTTTTCTGCTCTTAGCAACGATAGCCTGACGGCTGATCATCATACCAAGTTCTGGCATCTTTGTAAAGTCTTCTGCAGAACCAGTCTGGACCTTCCAGTGTTCAGCAGATTCAGTTTCTACACCAGTACCTGCATCAGGAATACCGCTTGTGTTAGCTGTAGAGCCCGAATAGCCAGAATACTTTGGAACTGACTTCCAACCAGCTTCAACGATCTTGTCAGAGTTCTTATCCTTGTACAAGAAACGAAGTGCGTAAGCCAAGCCAACAGGACCGTTAAGTGGCTGAACACCAACGAGAACGTTAGCAAATAGGTTAGGGAATACACGGCGAACGAGAGCCATTGCAATAGGTGCAAATACGGCCTTACCGTCACCACCATAAGGAATACCTTGGTTAGCGCCAAGTGGTGCACCAACGTTCATACCGAAGTCTTCGTTAAGTGCGTTTCTACGCTGGTTTTCCATCAACTTAGCAGTATTTTCACGGATTTGCTTATCTGTGATAGATGCTACTGAAAGTTGAGCAGGGACCTTAGTCCATTTTTCCGTAATTTTCATTAGAATCCTCCAAAAAAGATTTGTAATTTATATAGTTATTTATATGTTAATAAGTTGAATTTTTTACTTTTTGTTACGATAGAAGGTATTCGTTAGCCTTTGTGAGGAACGAATCAACGTCTTCGTTAACAGGTTTGAACTTTTCCGCAACAAAGTCAGGAGTTGCATCTTCGATAGATGGAGTCTTACGAAGAGCTTGCTGACGAGCTTCATTTAATGTTGCAGCTTTGACAATAGGAAGTGCTGTTTCAGTGATGATTGAGCAGTAATTGTCAATATCGTCCTTAACAGATGAGAATGACTTTCCTTGGAAGAATTCATTCACTTTTTCCTTCTGTTCTGCAGTAAAACCTTCGGTCTTTTCAGCAATCAATGCTTTCTTTGCAGATTGTTCAGCAGCTTCAGAAATACGAATGTTTTCATTGTATTGTTCTTTAAGCTTTGATTCAAGTTCTGCAATCTTGCGATTTGCTTCTTTGAGTTTCTTTGTACCAGATACATTCAAAGGAACATACTGTTCTTCGAACAAGCTACGAATTCCCTGAACG